ATGCAGGCGGGGGGTCTAATTTGCGACACCCCTCCCCCGGTCTCAAGGGACTCGTGGAGGACCCGTGGCGCGACGAGTCATTATGTTAGGACAAGGAAAGTAAAAGTATGTCGATTGCCAAGCAGACAATCAGCCAACCGACAGACCAACACCTGATCTGTCAATCGACTGACTGCCTACTGGCAAGCGGCATGGTGTGGTAGTGCGTTCAATCAGACTGGCTCGTTTACTACTACGGATGGAACGACAACCATCTTGTAAAGTCCACCGTTCTCATCCACAATGTCTTGCATAGCCTGTTCGTATGCAAGACTCTGATCTGCTTCGGACAGTTCGTCTGATGTTCTTACCACACGACCCAGATACGCCAGCGTATTGTAGCCAGCTGCTTGATCCCAGATGTTCCACTCATTGTATTGAGTCACTGGATCGAATGGGTTGTCCACTGTGGTAAGCATGTGTTCATCTGTCATGCATCACCTTCAGTAAGACTACGTTTCAGGGTCGTGACAGAAACGCCAAGCTGTTCGGCGACCTGTGCTTGAGTGTAACCGTTCTGAAGCATTGTGATGGCACGGCGCATTCCGTTGACATCCAACTTCTGACGAGACTTCGGTGTTGCCAGTTGCTTAATGGCATCGAGGTCTGCGTTGTTCAAGATCTGCGTCAACTTGTGGTTAGTGATAGCGCCGGCCTGAATGGCGGCCCATTCATCGTCCGTGATTTCGATACGGGTCTTCTTAGCCCCGGTACGAAGACGGGCTTCAGTTAGGGCCTGTGCTTTGAGCTTCTTGATGTCCGACGGTTCCAGATCTGGGTTGGCTTGAATTTTCTGCCTAATCACAGTGTTCGCTATGATCTGCGCCTGACGTTCCAACGGACTGTTCCTCAATGCCAGATTAAGCTTGGCTTCGAGGGACTTGACTTGATCTGCGTACTTGGCTTTCGCTTCAGGCGAATACGAGATAGGCTTGATGTTGCTGGCTTCAAGCCTGGCTTTGTTTGCCAGACCTTTCAGCGTATTCGAGTGATCCGCGTAGATCTTCTCGATAGGTGTTCCAGACGACAAGGTATGTGCGTTGTTGGTTTCGGCCAAACGCTTTGACTTGAATGTGCGAGGAACTTCTTTGCCATAGCGGTTGGTGAATGTCGCGCCGGTGGGAACGAATACTTTCTCGCCGGTCTTCTTGTCGATCGGTCCGCCCTCGGATACAGGACGAGGCTTTCTTTCAGGAACATGCACTTCTGCACCAGCTCTCGAGATGAGAGTCGATGCGCCAGCGTTCTTCCTACCTTGATACTTCTCTTTGAGCTTGGGGATGCCATTGTCGATCGCCGATCGTTTCCAATCGAGACCGTGTTTCTCAGCATCGATCACAACCATGGAGTGTCGAACTGCTGCAGCTAGCTCGGATGCGGAAGCTCCACGAATCGTCATGTCGGTGATGAGATTCGAAACTATACCCATCTCGACTTGTTTGGTTCTGGCACTCATCTTGGTCATACCTTCATAGCCAGGATAAGCACGCTGAGGATCGAAACCCTTAAGACCTTCGAGTGCGGGTGCTGTCTTGATTGATCGGTTGTTGTTCGGGATTACCAGAACCGTGTCACCGTCGAAGTCTGCACCAGACAAGCGAGCAGCAACCTTACTGTGGATACCAATCGCATCTTTGGCATTAGTTCCAATCAGCTTCTTCGCATCCGGATGGTTGTTGTTGACCGTGAGTTCTGGAATCTCGAAGATACCGCCGTGTGGATAGCGAACGAGAACAACCCTTTCGTCATTACGGAAGTTCGGTGCGTATACTTCCGTTTCTTTCATCGTGTTAACCGGTAGTATGACGTGTGAGCCTTGACGTGGCAAAGCTGCAGCCTTCAGATGAACAGCCGAAGAATCAGCGTCATCAGCAAAGGAATCAAGAAGCTTCTTTCTGACGGCGGGGTTGTCGAGAGCTTTGATTTCGTCGAACTCTCGCATCTTCCGCTCAGCAGCCATTTCAAGTTGCTTCTGAGCGAGCTTAGGACTCTGCTTAGATAGCATCTGAGAAGACAACGTCTTCGACCACTTTTCCCAATCACCTTCCTCGTTGACGAGGTTCATGACTGAGGTGAGCTTCTTCTTCCCATCACTACCGATTTCGCCAATCTGCCGTTTGATCACAGCTCCAAATGGAGTGTCTGGATCGTCTTTCATTGGCTTCATGGCGTCGAGTTTGTTTCCGGTTGACTTCTTGTTCGTGTTGAACATGATGTCGGTACCAGCGGGCAGACCATCTTTGTACATGGCCATACCCTTGAGGTAGTGCGTTCCGTCAACAGCTACACGAACTTGGGCATACCTTGCACCACCCAACGATACGTCCTTGACTCCAGGACGAACGTAGATGACTCCGTCGGCGTCTGCGCCCCCCTCTTCTGCATAACGCACCGAAACGCGCTTAGAATCGATCGAGAGGGGCGGCATAATACGATCGTAGGATCGCCCGCCATCTTCGGAGTAGTTCGTGATCTGTTTGATGTTCCCACGATTCCGATAAACTTCGGAGTACGGGGTATCGGGTGCAGCCAAGACCTTGATGGTGGTCTTCTTTCCAGTCCCCAACTGTTCAACGTGAACATAGTGAACTGTGTAGCCCTCTTCTTGCAGCCGAGCCACAGCCGTGCTCAACTTAGTGGAACTGATTGCCAAGTGATGCTCGACGCCGCTTCCGATGTCGATGTAGCCCTTTTCAGCTACCTGCTCTTTGAGCATATTCGACGTAGCCTCGAGGATATCGGCCTTATCTTTCTCACCTGGAGCCAACAGCGCACGTACCGAAGACTCGTTCAACCCCATACGCTTGCCGATGGCTACGTTTGAGTATCCCTTGTCCTTTAGGCGTTGAGCCATGTTGATCTGAGCCTGCTTCTCAGCATTCTTAGCGATCGATCTGGCAGCGCGAAGTTCCGTTGTGGTGAGATTGAAACCTTTAGCAATTTCGGTTTCGCTGAGTCCCTGCTTACGAAGATCGTCCACCACTCCCAGGAAAGTGCGATTCCGCTCTTCCTGTGTTTTGCCGGATCCCCACGGGTATCGACCCGATCTACGAAGAATACCGTAGTGAGCCAACCATTCTTGCTCATCGAATTCCACGGACGACACCTCCCCCTAGACTAGCTCGTCTTGCTTCCACGCTTCGATTCGCTTGTCGAAGGTGATTATCTTGTCCATGATGTGAACGATGACATCGGGATCGGCTTCGTAGATTCGAACTTCATCGTTCTGGTAGATTCGAAGTTCCGTTTCGATCTCGTGTGGCTTAACGAGGTACTCAAGGCAGAAGAGTGCTGCGTAAACCTCGAGTTGATGCTCAGAGGATCTGGTTACACCGTTCTTGAGATCGTGAATCCGGAGCTTACCCTTTCGGAACGAGATCGTGTCTGCAGTTCCATAACAGTTCGGCGAGTAGAACAGAATTTGTTCAGGAACCATCTTGAAACCGATAGCATCGTTCACGTACAGGTTAATCGTCACAGGAGCGTCAGGGAGCTTCACACCGAGCCTGATAAGGTCGTAGGCCAGTTGATGCATCTCGACGCCTCTACGGGCCGCCTGTGACGTCCTGAAGGCATGCTCGAGCTTGTCGTCTGTGTAATTGATCCAGTGATAGTTACTGGCGCCGAGGAACGCATGAGTTCCGGCAAGATTCGAATGCCTGTTGAAGAGCACTCAGAACTTCCTCCGCATTAGAAGGGTAGATAAGCGCGGCGAAGGACATCTCATTAAGTTGTTCGATGTAGTAATCCTGGTTCGGGCGCTTTGAAGCTTTGGCGTCCTTCTTGACCTCTAGCATGGCCCAACACGGTCCCCAGAATATCACGAGGTCCAGAATGCCTTGCATGTAGTTGGGGTCGTTCTTCAGGATGACACACTCAGGGAACATCTCGCGAAGACGCTTAATCAGCTTCGGCTGAAAGTCTCTTTCTAACATGAATGTACTGCCTTCGCTGTGGTATGCAAAAAGCGTATCCTACACCTTCTATCATATGCTGCGATTGCGACGCGACCTAATATCTGTGTAACCGTCGATCAGCCGAAAGTGTTGCTTAGTCGGCCAGACCTCGGTTTGTTCCATCGCCGCAATCAACACGGACGTGGCAAGCAACCCGTACTTGAAGGCTGCCTCCCAATGACTGTAAAACTTCTTACCTGTTTCCATCTCTTGGACTGGGCGTTCTACTGCCAGTGAAGGTTCATCGAATTGGCGGAAGTACTTGGTCGCGAACCATCTCGGGCGCCAAGCGAGATTCCAGACGTTGTTGTTGAGCCGATCACCGTTGAGGTTTATCGGTGTATCGAACGAATCGTGGATGCGAAACTCGAGGAATGCATTAGCGACCAGAAGAGCCACCGATCGCTTGTACTGCTTGCACTTCTTGGTCAGTCCGACATTGACTACTCCGGACTGGTTAACCAACAGCGTCAGCACTCGGCCAGTCTCGTCGTTTCGGACGTAACCGGTTTCGCTGACGGAGTAACCCGGGAAGGACGGTATCGGGCGCCACTCAGTTGGCATTAAGGTTTCGCTCGCTTTCCTTGATGCAAGGAAGCTATACAACTGGTGCACAAAGGACGCCGCTGATCGGATTAGGACAGAACGACTCCCCTTGTCAAATGTCAAATCTGAAACCAAAAACTTTTTATTATTGCAATCCTAATATCTATAGATATTGGAACTTCCGTGAAAGGGTTATTTTTCAAAAAGATTTGACATTTGACAAGATCGGGGCGACAAAACGGACATAATTACGGAGTCGAGGCTGCGATCAGCTGTTTTTCACAAGATCATCGTTGTCAAATCCGTTGTCAAATCCATGATCGCTTGTCAAATATTTGACATATGATCATGAACGACTCGGACATAACACCTAGATCAGACACCCGCTGTCAGATCCGTTTCAGATTTGACAGAGGATTTGACAGTCCTCGAACGAAGAAATTCGGCTTCGTTGAAGCTCTTTTTCCCCCGAAGGCACTTCATCACAGCTTGATCGATCGCCGAATCCGAGAGTAAAACGTAGTAGTAAAGATCCCAGAATGGGGTGTTTAGTCGATCAATCCGTCCGAATGCCTGATGCCAGTTTTTGTACGAATATGTCAGCGAGTAGAAAACCTCCGCATTAGTGCTCGTACAGTTCCATCCCTCCGATCCGGCGACGTACTGAACCAGGTACAGCCACCGATCGGTCTCTGGGATTTCCTCGTGTTTGTGACCGTTCCACTCCGCAATCGTTACTTCTTCGGCGAGCTGTCGCAAAGCTTTCAGCTCATAATCGAAGTTGTAGAACACGATCAACCGCGGATGTTTAACCATCAAATTCCGAACCATCTCGAGGCGCGACGGGTCCGAATTAACTACTTTGCGTGCTACGTAGAACAACTCTGAAACGTTTCTGATCGGTCGATCCTCATAGACGTGCCATCGATCCTTGAACACCCGGTCGCGTAAGGTGCTGTCGTGATCGACGTGAAGCGTCTTAGTATGACGGATCGTGTG